GTACTATGGTTTAGTGCCACGAGAGCTTCTAAACGCCGCTATGAGCGAAGATGACGAAGAAGCAGTACCTGAAGAAGAGTCTGGCTCACGTTACGTAGAAGCCGTTGTAGTAGTTGCTAACGGCGGTATCTTGTTGAAAGCAGAAGCTAACCCTTACATGATGCAAGACCGTCCTGTTGTTGCTTTTCCTTGGGACGTAGTACCCGGACGTTTCTGGGGTCGTGGTGTTTGTGAAAAAGGCTACAACTCTCAGAAAGCTTTGGACACAGAGCTACGCGCTAGAATCGACGCTCTAAGTCTTACGATCCATCCAATGATGGCTATTGACGCAACTAGGCTACCTCGTGGTGCTAAACCCGAAGTACGCCCCGGAAAGATGATACTAACCAGTGGAAACCCTAAAGAAGTTCTTCAGCCATTCAACTTTGGTCAAGTTAGCCAAATTACTTTTGCTCAAGCAGGAGCATTGCAGCAGATGGTACAGCAGGCAACAGGAGCCGTTGACTCAGCAGGAATCGCTGGCTCTGTTAATGGCGAGGCTACTGCCGCTGGTATTAGTATGTCTCTTGGCGCTATTATTAAACGCCATAAGCGGACATTAATTAATTTCCAACAGTCGTTCTTGATTCCATTTGTTAAGAAGGCCGCACATCGGTACATGCAGTTTGATCCTGAGTCATATCCAGTGGCCGACTACAAGTTTAACGCAAGCAGCACATTAGGAATTATCGCTAGGGAATACGAAGTTACTCAGCTTGTACAGTTGTTGCAGACTATGGACCGACAGTCACCGTTGTACAATACTTTGATCCAAAGCATTATTGACAACATGAACCTGTCTAACCGTGAAGAGCTTCTTGCAGCAATGTCAAAAGCCATGCAGCCTAACCCACAAGCACAACAAATGGCTATGGCAACACAACAAGCACAGCTTGAGTTCCAGCAGTCACAAACTGCAGCGTTGTCTGCTCAGGCACAAGAGTCGTCTGCTAGAGCCACTAAACTAGCAGCAGAAGCACAAGCTGTTCCAGTAGAGCTTGAAATTGATCGTATTAACGCTATTACTCGAAACCTCAAAGAAGGTGACCAAGAAGACAAAGAGTTTGAGCGACGTATGCGCGTTGCAGACACTCTTCTTAAAAACAAAGCAATAGAAGGCAAAACAAATGTTAATAACTCAGAAAGAGATGCAACTCCTGCTAGACCAAATCAACCACAAGTTCAGCGACCAGTTCGCCCGGTTGGACCAGCTGGAAGCCAAGGTGGAGGAATTGAGTAATGCCCAAGTCAAAGGACCCAAAACTAGCACGAGCGGGCGTAAGCGGGTACAACAAACCAAAGCGGACGCCTAATCATCCGACTAAGAAGTTTGTAGTAGTAGCTAAAGAAGGCGACAAAACTAAGACCATACGTTTTGGTGACGCCAAGATGACTATTAAGAAAGACCAGCCTGCGCGACGTAAGTCGTTTAGAGCGCGTCACAAGTGTGACACAAATCCACCCAGCAAACTCACGGCGAGGTACTGGTCTTGTAAGAAGTGGTAAAACAGCCGTGAGGCTATTGCACGTCGTGATGACGTTAGGAGAACACAATGCGAAAACTATTAGTAGCAGTAATGCTGCTGTCGTTACAGGCATCAGCAGACACTAAGATTCTCATAGAAAAAGCAGATCAGCAGTACGTAGTTATTCCAAGCTGCAACGTATCTGAAGACGTAACTCAAGTAGCAGTACACAGGCTCAGAGTAGGCGCACCAGTATACATAAGACACAAAGGACGACAAGTCCGGTGTACGATTGAAGACTACTATCAAGTAAGGAGTTAAATATGGCAGGAGCAATAGTTAGAGGCGCAGGTCAAATTGCTAAAATGGCTGAAAAAGTAGCTAAAGAGTCTAAAAAACACGCCAAAGATGTCACGACAAAAAAGAAGCCTAATCAAAAGAAAACTGAAAAGGCTACTAAAGGTCAACGCACCTATCGTGAAGGTCAGCGTAAAGCTGGGGGCGTAGGCGCAGGTGTTGGTTATACAGCGGCAAATGTAGATTTAGATTCTGGTAAGGGTTTGCCTATTGCTGACATGAGCAGAAGCGTCGAAGTACGTGGCGATGGTGACGGTATTCGTTATTTTCAAGACGGTAAAGAAGTAAGATTACCAAAAGGAAAATAAAATGAAAGTCAACGCACCCAAAGGTTACCACTGGATGAAAAGCGGTAATAGCTACAAGCTTATGAAGGATCCTACAGGTGGTTACAAACCACACAAAGGTGCCTCTAAGTCAGCTAACTTTGAAGTTCAAAAGGTTCACAAAAAGTAAGGAGGCTACTATGCCCTACCACGCTGGAAAAAAGAAGAAGAAAGTAAAAAAGCCTAAGGGTTACTAAAATGGCTAAGGCAAAACCTAAGAAAAAATCAGGTCCTACACCTAAAAACAAGGCTTTGTATGCTCGTGTTAAGGCAGAAGCTAAACGTAAGTTTGATGTTTGGCCTAGTGCTTATGCTTCTGGCTGGTTAACTAAAGAGTATCAACGTAGAGGCGGCACCTATGCCTAGACCAAATCAAAGTCGTAGGCGGGTTACTAAAAAGAAACCTTCTGGCGGCTTAACTAAGTGGTTTAAAGAAGAGTGGGTTGACATTAAGACGGGTAAGCCTTGTGGTCGTAGATCAGCTACTGATAGTGACCGTCCTTACCCATCTTGTAGACCTAAGGCTGTTGCAGCCAAAATGACTAAGGCTGAAAAGGCTTCCTCTGCACGACGTAAGACAGGACCTAAAAAAATAAAACATGCGGTAACTGCCTCAGGGAGACGTAGAAAAAAGTGAGTTACGAAACTAAAGTAAAGCAAGCTTTAGACATCTGTTTCAACAAAAACTACTTTAAGGGAAATAAAAACGAAAAAGCCATAGTAATGTATTCCGGAGGTATGGACAGTGTGTCACTACTTTGGAATCTTTTGGAACATACAGAACAAGACATACACGTACACTCAATACACATAGACAACTCAGAAGGACGTTGTAAAGCTGAAGCAGAGGCTATACTGGACTCTATCAACTACATGAAAAAGAACCAAAGACCCTTTGAGTTTTCTTCTTCTGTTTACTCTTTAAAAGCGCAGTACCCCGGAGGCAAAGACATGACCCTAGCGTTATTCCAAGCTATGCGTGTGTCTTCTGCGATAAGCAAACAGTTTAATATTGTTTACACTGGTGACTACAGTATAGGCAGAGAAGAAGGGGCAGAAGCACAAGGTGTGCTAAACGCTCTGTGTACAAACCGACGAAGTAAACCTATTTGGTTAGCACCGTTTGAAGAAATGACGGTTATATCTTTAGAACGCAGCAAAGGTATCTACTTAAGTATGCCTGAGGAGCTACGAGAAATGTACTGGTCCTGTAGAAAACCTACAGAAGTAGGTAATGGTTTTGTCGTCTGTGGCGAATGCCATGCTTGTAAACGTCAAGAAGCCCTAAGAAAAGACTTGACAAACGACTAAAAATCTGCTATACTATAACTATAGTTAACCACTTAGAGAAACTTATGACACCTGAGCTTGAAACTTATTTTAACAACTATAACGAACTCTTCAACCACGAAGGTTTCAAACAACTCATTCAAGAGCTTTCTACTAACGCAACTCAATTAGCAGATATTCAGACTGTAAAAAACGAAGAAGACCTCTTCTTTCGTAAAGGTCAGGTAGCTGCTTTTGCAACAGTAATTAATCTACAGGCTACTATAGAGGCCGCTAGAGACCAAGCAGAAGCCGAAGAAGAAGGCCCTGTAGATGTTTAAAATTTATGACTTCCGTTGTACTAACGGACATGTCTTTGAAGAAATGGTAGAGTCGGGTATCACAACCAGTAGGTGCGGTTGCGGTGCCAATGCTACTAAAATGATATCTGCCCCGTCTTTTGTACTTGAAGGCCATTCTGGGGACTTCCCCGGACGCCATATGAAATGGGTACGAGAGCACGAAAAAGCAGGTAAGAAATCCTCTCCATAATGATTATAATCACGGAGTTTAATTATGTCAAGAGCAACAATGCTTGATCCACAACCTGAAGAGGACAAAGTGGACGCCATTGAAAACGAAGCCGAAGAGATTCAACAGGAAGCAACCGCTGAAGTTGAGCAACCTCAAGTAGAAGAACCCAGCTTACCAGAGAA